TATGGGAAAAGATTTCAAAGTGGAACGGGAAAGAACCAAGCAAAAAGAAGATACTATCTGAGGTATCTAAGTTTTTTAATTGGTCTGATAAGCAAACTAATTTAGCTTGCGCAAGACATTTTAATATGTACAATAATAAAAAAATAGTGTAGAATAATTTTATGAATATTTTTATATTGTCAACAGACCCCGTAGAAGCCGCAGTACTACAATGCGACAAGCATGTAGTCAAAATGATTGTAGAATCAGCACAGATGCTATCCACAGCGCACAGGATGCTCGATGGTTATATGGAGTTACGTTCATCTAAGTCAGGCAAGCGCATGGTCAAATATTGGGTGCATCCTAAATTATCACTGGAAAATACCCTATATAAAGCTGTACACCACGGGCACCCGTGTACGGTATGGACTATGCAGACAAATGCTAACTATGAATGGCATTACAAACACTTCGTAGCTTTATGCGATGAGTACAAATATCGCTATGGTAAAGTTCATGCCACTGATATTCTGCTTCGAAAAACATTACGAAAACCGCCGAGTGGCACAACATGGTCAAATCTCTATACTCCATTTGCTCTTGCCATGCAGCATGAACCACAGTGTATTCATAAAGATGATCCTGTTAGATCCTATAAAGAATACTATCAAACAAAGCAAGATCGGTTTAAAATGGTATGGTCTAAGCGTGATGTTCCGGAATGGTTTTCTGAGAAAATGCTAACTAGTTGATTTCATTGAAAACAAAGTTTTGATTTTCCGCATTTTTTTATGTACAAACGATTCGTAATAGTGTAGGATGTATATATGATAAGGAGAAACACAATGGAATTTACTTACTCAGATGATCTTTGGTCAGACCTTCATAAAGATGTTCATGGCTTCCGTCCTTCTGCAATTTTCATGAAAAACCTTCTAGCGTTTGATGATGAAACAAAGCAAAATCTTTGGGATGCTCTGTGTGAGCAACTTGAAGAAAATACTAAAGCCGAGCAATCGGCTGAAGTAGTTGCTATCGAAAAGTTCGAAGCTCGTCTTAAAGATGTTATCGAGCTTGGTGCCGGTAATCGTACCAACGCTCTTTTGTGGATGACTAGTACTGAAACCTTCTATCACATTCAAGATGTTGAACACTTTGTGTGGGAACAAGGTATTTTGTTTACTCAATATGGTAAACAGCTAGTTAAAGATTTAGCTGCCGTTGTCGATTATAAGGAGGCAGCATAATGTATGATCTAGATGTAATTGTAAAAGGTTGGAATAAACTTCCTCGTCACGGTTCACCTCAAGATCGTGGTAGTGCAGATGCCTATTACGGCCGGCCAGAAGATCCTCATTATTATGTTGGTTCTACATATCAATCTGAACGTGTTGGAAAAGATAACATGACTGTCGGTGAGATCGAAGCCTACATGTATGGTTATGATAACGAAGAAGATAGAAAAGATTGGGGATGATAAAGGTTAACGATAAAATCTTTGATTGTCTTTACAAAGCAATTGAGTATCGAGATCACCTTGATGCTCACTATATAGCAGTGGTGTGGAATGTATACAGTTGAATTTGATGAGGACGAAACACTCATTACAATCTTAGACGATAAAGGAAAATACGATGACGTTTCGGTTTTTCTTTATGACGATGTAGTTTATATTCGCCAGTGGAATGAAAAGGATGACAGATTTCAAGTTATAGCTTTGACTGATATGATGTATCTAAAATTAATGTCAGCATGGACTTCACCGGAAGGTGCATTTATTTTAGAAAAAAAATGATAAGTTATTGATTTTAAACAAAACAAAAAGGTGTACAAACCGTTTTTAATAGTGTAGAATGGTTTTATTAATTATGGAGAATACTATGAAAACTGCAACTACTCAATCTGATCGTCTTGCTCTCATCAAAGAAATCGCTGAGCGTAAGAAAAAAATGTCTAAGATCCGTAAACAGTCTGCATCAGTTATCTCTCGCGCCAAGCCTGTTTCTCGTAAGAAAAAAGATCTTGACATTCCTAAAGAGTCTAACATGTATCACTGGACTGATGCATCTAAATACGCCAAAGAATACTATGGCGAAACAATGTTTGAAACAACTCGTTACGACAACGATTGGGATTGAGTCTTAGACTCTTTTCCTCATACGTCCGTGCAGAGGGCAGGCCACCTGAAAACACAATCTCGCGAGAATAATTCGCCTGTGAAATATCAGTGTCGTGAAAACGTGGAGATATTAGTTTCAATCAAACTAGAGCGGCAACGTCAATAAGGCCGTGCGGAAGTGATTGGATATACTAGGGGCGTATGAGGAAAGGAGTTTATTATGAGAACTGTACACTATGTTGGTATGAGTGAGGCTCGTTATGAGTCAGCTCGCAGGGTTTTTGGTGGTCCTGCATACTATCACAAATATATGGACGCTCGTGTCTATAGCGAAGTTGGTGATAGTGATGTTGTTATAGTAGGTGATCCTAGAATGCACAAGTATGTATGGGATGCATCTGCAGTTGATAGGAGGTACACAGATTGATTTTTAGTACTAGTCTCATTGATACTCAGGACCATTGGATGGTCGGTACTGAATGGATTTATGCCAAAGGTACTGTCACCATGCATCCTGAGGGTTTCAGTTGTTCTTGTAAAAAAGCGCCACGTAAACCATGTAACCATATTCGTAATGTTAAGTTACGTATCTATGGCACATTCGATCAACATTATAAGGAGGCAGCTTAATGTCTATGCATATGATTAGAGGAGTTCAAGTCCATGGTGTAGGGAAACGCCGTAAGGCGAAACGAAAATCGAATAAATTATTAAAGGCGGAAGCCGAACATCAAAAGTTTCTAGATAAACTTGTTTCAGGTAAGTCAAGTTATAGGCCTGACTTACCTGACTATAATTGTGGTCCTCGTATGACGAGTGATCGTATAGCAGGCAATGGTCTTGCAAAAGAACGTAGTCGCTATACAGGTGATGAAATCGCTGGTATTGTAGTTACACATAAATCAAATCTAATGCCAGTTCGTAAAGATAACAAACAAGCAGCGATAGATGCTGCATCGATGAGGAGATAATATGTCAGACTATCAGGTTGCACATCTCGATCGACGTGTGCAATATCTAGAAGGTAAAATTCAAGATTGGGAAAAGGTCATTGACATACTAATGGCTGATCCTACTTTTATGCACACACTTGGCGTAAAAGAATTAAAAAAGAACCAGAACCCGAATATCGATTTAACTTACAAAGTAAAGGATCCCTATAAATGATTGACTCAAGCTCTCGCGAATATATGATTAATGAATTGCAGAAACGTGTCTGCCGTGTCATTTTTAAAAAAGTAAATGGTGAAGAGCGTGATATGATGTGCACGCTAATTGAAGATGTTCTGCCTGACGCTAAGAAGAATGAACCTATTACGCAAAAAAAGGTTCGTGATATTAATGAAGAAACAATCGTAGCATTTGATACATTAAAGGGCGGTTTTCGTTCTTTTCGCGTTGCAAATGTCATCTCTTTCACATAGTATAAATAGTCATTCATAATTAAGGAAACCATATGTTTACTACACTTTCTATTATTCAGTGGCTTCTTCTTGGTGGTGTAGCTATAGTCGGTTTTTTATTTGGTCGCGACATGTCACGCCATGAGACAGAAGAAGTTATTGAAGCCACAATTGTGGCGCTAATCAAAAAGCGATTTGTAAGAGCTAAATTAGTTGATGGTGAATATGAACTATATGAGTATGACGAAAAAAAATTATAACTGATTGATTTCTAATAAAAAGTTTTTATGTACATTACAGCAAAACTGTGATAGAATAGTATTATATTATGAATGGAGATCATCATGGCTCGTAAGTCTAAACTCAATCAGATTCGTGAAGAATTGGCAAAAACATCTACTGTAAAGCCTGTTAAAAAACCACGTAAAAAACGAGTATTAACGCCCGAACAGAAGGCTGTATTAGTTGAACGTATGGCAAAGGCAAGAGAAGCTAGAGGACCGGCTAAGCATATGTCAATTGACGAGTCGATTCGTAACTTGCCTGACGATCATTTGCTTTCCCCAAAGAAAGTAAAAGAATGGCTTAAGCAGCAGAAAGAAATGCTGAAAGCCTTAAAACATCAGAAAGATAGTAAAGATTCTGCAATGCGTAAACAGTATTATGATACTGAAACATACGTATTTAATCTGCAGCGCTATCTGACTGATGGTGTCTATCGTGATTTTCGGTATGGTGCCGAGAAGCAAAGTAAAATTAAACATAGCTGTACAGTAATGGCATACTATCCTGATGGTACAGTTAAAAGAACTCCAGGAGTATTTTATGCTGATATCGGCGGAGAGTATACAAACGAAATGGCAGCTGAAGACTATGCAAGACAAAGAAAAATTTCTAACAAAAAGCGAGTTCGCAAAGTTAATTGAAAAGACTGTTAAGTCGCATAGATCATCTTATATGGACGCAATCATCTGGTTGTGTGAAGATAATAACGTTGAATTGGAGGATGTAAAAAAGTTTATATCACCGATCATCAAAACGAAGTTGGAGGCAGAAGCAATGAATTTAAATTTTCTGCCTCGACAAAACAGTTTACCTTTTGAGTAAATTGATATATAATGTTCATACTATAAACATTAAAACATATTGTAACATACAAGGAAAATATATATGAGTTTTGCAGCACTAAAACGTAATCGTACTGATCTTAATAGCTTGATTAATCAGGCTCAAGAAAACACAGGTCAACAATCTCAACGTCAATCAGAAGATCCACGCTTCTGGACACCAACACGAGATAAGGCTGGCAATGGTTACGCTGTAATCCGTTTCCTACCAGGAGACGCAGAAGCCCCAACACCATGGGTTCGGTACTGGGATCACTTCTTCAAAGGCCCAACAGGTCAATGGTATGTAGAGAAGTCTCTTACATCTATTGGTCAACCAGATCCATTAGCTGAAAGTAACAGTAAGCTGTGGAATGAAGATGGCTCTGACGAAGCCAAACGTACTGTACGTGAGCGCAAACGTAACTTACGATATATTGCAAACGTACTAGTTATTTCAGATCCTGCAAATCCAGAGAACGAAGGTCAAGTTAAACTTTATCGCTTCGGCAAGAAAATCTTTGACAAGATTATGGATAGCATGCAGCCTCAGTTTCCTGATGAAGCTCCGGTTAATCCATTTGATATGTGGGAAGGTGCAGACTTTACGCTTAAGATTCGTAAGGTCGAAGGTTATCCAAACTATGATGCTTCTTCGTTTAAGTCAGCTTCGGAATTACTTGCCGGAGACGATGAGAAAAAAGAAGTCATTTATGAAAAACAACATGAAATGACTGAATGGACTGATCCAAAAAGCTATAAGACATATGACGAACTTAAGTCACGTCTTGCTCTAGTCCTTGGAGAGTCTGTACCACGAACTGTCCGCGAGCAGGTATCATTAGATACTACAGAGTCTTATAGTTCTCCGGTAACAGCCGCTCCTGAGCCTGCAATGCCATCAGCACCTGCAGCTACGGCAGAAAGTTCATCTATGGATGATGATGACACCATGTCGTATTTTGCTAAACTAGCAGCAGAAGACTAATATATTGGGGGCGGCTAGCGTCGCCCCTAATCCATCATCCACTTATTATGAGCACCGGCAAAACCTCTGATCATTTGCTTAGTCGTTGCAACAGCATCAACTGCAGACTTAGGAGCAGGTTTTGGCATACTAGTTCCAGCATTATTGTTATTTGTAATAATGTCACCTTCATTTACAACAATTGGCGCAGACTTACCGGCTGCAGCTAGAGCACCAAATGAGTCAAGTATATCAAAATTAGTTTCTCTACTGTCTGTTGCCGGCATAAGATTTGGTGAACTATCTTGGCTATTTTTATACGCTCTTAATCCCATATTATTTAAGATGCCTGAGAATAAATTAAGAACAGACTTTTCAGCGGCTTCTGGATTATTTTTGTAATAATTTTCTAGGGCTTGTTCATTAGATATCTTTTTATATTCAACTGCAAACATAGCCGCAGCATCTGATAGCGTTACTGCAGCTCCAAACGGACTATCCATAGGAGATACTATGCCAGCTAACCGTTCTGCATTTGCTTCAGTACTAGCTCTTCTTAATAAATCCCTTAA